TTCATGAATCTCACCGTTTATGTTGTAAATGGGGCGGTTTTAAGGCCGCCCCATAAAATTTAGTTATTACGCACCAGGTGATGCAAAAATACCTCTAGGGTCAGATACACCAAATGAGTATCTTTCTCTAGCTTTGTATCTTACATTACCAGTGTCGAAATCACCTTCCATTGCAGTTGTTAATGGAGCTCTTGTGAACATTTTCATACCATTTGGTACGTCTGTAATGATGTAGAACGCATCAGTGTCAGTTAAATAGTTATTGACTCTGTATCCTTGCGGAATCATACCCATAGATACGATTGCGTTTATATCGTTATCAGCTGTTCCAGTTCTACCTTGAGATTTCATCAATCTCTCAGCTGTAAACTGAAGCTCAGAAGGAATAATCATTTTTACTCCTCTTGCTGCAACTCTAAGACCTCTTTCATCTGTCATCTTAGCGATGTCAATCATAGATTGCTCTAATGATGTTTCGTTAAGGTCTGCCGCTGTAGATAACGTGTTCTTGAAAGAACCAGCTACCGTAGTGTGCGATGTGCTAAATAAAGCAGCACCATCACCAGATTTAAACGTACCGAAACCATTTATTAATGGTTCAACCGCTTTAACCTGTTTAGCGTTTGACATTGATCTAGCTAAAGCTTTTGTATATCTAGAAGCTAATCTATCGTAGAGGTTATCTTCGATAGCTTCTTCTGTGATAGCAAATGCTAAAGCTACAGTCTCGTGAGTGTAACGAGCAGTGAAAGTTTCTTGTGCTTCATCGAATGATACACCAGATCCTTCACCTTTTACTTGTGCGTTTGCGAAACCAGATAACATGACTTCTTCTTCAAAAGCCCTGTCACTGTTTTCTGAAGTATAAATTTCAGCATGCTGATTTTCATACCTCTTGTATTCCAAGCCGAACAGTGCGTTCAAACCTGGCTCTAGTTCTTTAACTAGTTGTGATCGTGATATTGCCATTTTTGTTCTCCTATTCTAGCATTATGATTGAAGTTCAATCAAGTTTGGAACAACGACTACAGATGCAAAAGCTGCAGTAATATCCTCATTTTCAGGATCTTCTGCAGATCTTAACAATCTGAATGAAGCTGCGTCAGCACTTGTGTCATCTATATCTAATGTCGCTGAAGACTTACCAGTAGTATCACTACCAGCAGAAGTATTCATGTCATAAGTTTCTAGAAAACCCGCTTGAGTCACAGCAGCATCAGTAGCCACTACATATTGTTGTTGAGGGTTATCGAATACAAAAGCGTCGATGTCTTCTGAGTTCGCCGGTGTTATCGGAGTCTTATAAAAATTCGCAAACGTTGGCTTTAAAGTTGTAGCCGCGTTATAGAATATTCCATTTAACACACCTAAAATAGGTGCGTCAGTTGTTTGACCATCGATAATGTAACCAGCATTAGAAGCAACAGCTCCACCTTGGTATATAGTAGTCCCATAACCCGCATCGATTTTGTACTTACCTTGACCAGAAGTCGCTGGAGTTGATCCAAGCGTTCCTGCAGGCACTAGTCCAAAACCTTGAGTGTTTCTATTTGCCATAGTTGTTTCTCCTTATGTACCTGCCCTCGAAAGGGCCTCCAGTACGGTTTATTAAATTCAGTGATATTTAAAATTACTTTTTCGTACCACCGAAGGTTACACGAGATTGCCTGTCAACATTGATAGGCATCCTCTGGTCTTGCTCCTTCATAAGATCGTTATCTACTGCTTCACTTTGATCACTATGTCTACTTGTCATGTAATCTTGTCTTTGTTGCGCGATCTCAATAGGTACCTTCGCAAGTAAAAGGCCACCGACCCCAATCACTCCCTTGTATTTCCCGTCTTCGAGAACTGGATAATCACTTGAGTTTTCGACTTCTTCGGCACGAACTAATTCATAACCTTCTCTTAAACGTCCAGTTATGTTTTTCGTATCTTGAAATCCTACGACTTCAGCTCTTATCCATCTATACCTGAATCCATCAGGTGCAGGGGGTGCATCTAGAGAAGATGGTGGAACCCACACTTTAGGTCTCTCTGACTTTGTCCGTGTTTGGCTCGCACGAGAAGTGTTTTTATCTTTTTCCATGTTACGCTCCTTCCGTGAGTTTAATTTGTTTTGCGTACTCTTCGAGTGGCACTCCAAGTTTTTTAGCTATTGCTACCTGAGAGGAAGTGAGTCTCACAGTTTGCTTTCCTTGTCTTACAGCTGATCGTTTGACAGAAGCAACATTTTGCGTCGGTTTCGACGTTTGTGTTTCTTTTGTATCAAATTTATGCGGAAATTCAACCCTAATTCTTTTGTCAACTTCTGCATAATATTCGTCTGTTTGAGGATCAAAGCCTTCTCTCTCAACTAAATCTTTGTGAATTTCAAAGGCTGTAAACGTCATGGCTCTATCTTTACCAAACCAATTGTTTTTACTAGCCCAGTCTTCCGCTTTAGGATCTGGTGTAGGTAAGCTTTGAGGTGTGCTTTCTGGAAGAGTGTTTGCGTCAGATAATTTAGGCGCAGACACTTCTTTAGTTTTTGATTGTTGCTCTTTTAAAGCATTAAGTCTAGCCTCATCAATTGATAAAGCAGCGATTTTTTTATTTGCTTCAATCTGAGCAGCAGCATCAGAGTTTTCTATTGCTAGTGCTAATTGTTTTTGAGCAGAATCTAAACCGTCTTTGACTCTATTTTCAAACTGCTTAACATAATCTTCATTAACTTTTGAAAATTTTGTTTCAGTAGTTTTTCTTTTTTCTTCAACAGCTTTCGCATAATCTAAAGCAGCTTTTTCTCTACGCTCTGCTTCTCGCATTTTACGAGTAAGTTTTGCAATTCGAGATTGAACTCCTTTACTATATTCTTCAAGCTTGTCGTCTTCTTTTCCCTCTTTTTTTTCTACCTCACCACCTTCTTCTAACTTTGTTTCTCGTTCGTTTTCAAATGTTTTATCTGTTTCTTTTTCCGTTGTTTCTGTTTCTTTTGTTTCTTCGACTTGGATATCAGCGATACCACTAGTCTCGTCTTTTTTTTCTTCAGGTAAATTAATATCTACATCAGGTCCTGATGTATCTATATCTACCATTTTTTTATCTTCGTCTGGCATAGTTACTCCTTCCTATGTTTAGAACTCATGCAAGATGTCCTCTGGACTATCAATTGTTGCTAAAACTTCATCGTCGTTTAGCAGACGCATCTCTCCACCATCTATCTTGATTCGACTACCTGCATAACGTGCAAACATAATCCAATCTTTTTCTTTACACCACGGACCCTCAGGATATCTCTCCTTATCCTTATAACATTGCGGACCCATAGCCATAACTAATCCTACTTGTGAAGCAACTTGTTGTTTCTCTAAAGTAGTTTCAGCTAAATGTAATCCACCTTTAGTTTTTTCTTTCATCTTAAAAGGCAAAACTAAAAGTCTCCAGCCAGTCGGCTTTGGTAATTTTGGTTCTTCTGTTTTTGATTTTTTTAAACCAACTAACTCATTGTTTGGTTTTAATATCGATGATTGTTCCTTCATTTTGCTCCTTATCATTTAGCAGGTTAGAGAGTTCCTGTTTAGTAGCCTCTAGGCCGTTTATTTGTCCTATTATATACTTATAATTTTCCATACTGTCAATACTTCCTGATGTTACAGTAACAGACAAAGCTTGAAGTCTAGTATTTATAAATTTAATTAGTCTTTTTATGACGGTTTCTAATTGCATTATCTTTCTCCTAGTTTTTGTTTAAATTTATGCACACGATTACGTGCATTTCTTTCCATTTTTTTATCTTTCTTTTTTAATGCTGCACCTACATCTCTTCTTGCAGACATCAATCCTTTTACAAGTTTTTTCTTATATGGACCTTCTTTTAGATCGGACACTCTATAAGATTTACCATTAAACTTTTTTCGTTTTTCTGATAGCATCTTTTCCTTTCTTAAATATGGAAGCCACCTGTGACTTACCCATTACTTTTGCTCTTTGTTCTCCAACTGTTAAGATTTGGATTTTCCTCGCAAACGGCTTTGAAATCTTTTTAACTTTCGCAACAGTTTTCTTAGCGTCGGCTGGAGTCGCAAATTTAATTCCGACAGTGTCTTTCGGATTTTCATCAGTATATAACCTACGTCCATATTTTTTACCTGGATGTTTACCAGTTCCTTTTTTTGGTTCTCTGTTTTTTCTCATTTAACATTTCCATCTTCTTCGTGCCTGTCTGATACGTGAATTAGGATCGTTACGAGTTTTAGCTGAAGCTCTTTTGAGCTGACCTAATGATCTTGCGCAGTATGATTTTCTACGTTTAGCAGCTTTTGATCCCGGTTTTACTTTACCAGTCACGGCTGTTTTTAATTTAGAGCCGGGATTTAATCTTCTGTAGGCTTTAACACCGGCTCGTGTCATTCCCGCTCCAGCCTTTGTAGGCCTGAAGTTTTTTTTATTTCTAGCAGGCATTGTGCCCTTTGAATAATCTTTTCTCATTAAATCATGCCCATTCTTTGTCTTTTAGCCATGAAACCACCACCCATTGCTTTTTTTCTTTTTGCAAATGTTGGAACATTTGTTGGTTTACCACCAACACCTTGTGCTTTACTTCTTTTCCTTGCAACGGCACTCCGTCTCTGGGATTCTGTCATGCTTGCTTTTC